TACTTATAGAATAATACGGTTATCATAATACTATTGTTTTTGTATTATTTGATGAATACTTTTTAGTGTTTGCTACCATTGTAGTTACGGTTCATTGCTTGTTGTTTCTTAAATCTAACATAATCAGACGAATCAGAAACAAATTTACGGTTGTTATCTAAATTGTTAATAGCTTTAAAAGGCGAAGTAATCTCTGTCTGAGTTGCTGCTTGTGGAGTGTTCCAAGAACTACGCAGAATTCTTCTAGTCATAACACCTTCATTATCTCTTTTAGAAGTTATAGTTTGTTTTCCAGAATATCCATTATATGGACCACCTAATACAGTTGACATATTAATACTATTATACTATAGTAAAATATATTGTTCTCGACTAACGACCAAATATTTCCTAAACTGAAAAAATCATATTTAAAATATCAATATATCATAATGAGTGATACGGACAGTGATAGCAACGATTCAAACAGTCCAAGTAACAGATATGTAAATGATATTACATTAAACCTATTAATGAATCGGTGTCATCACAAAAAATATATATCAAAAGCAAATCCAGAAGAACATATACGAGAACAAAAACATTATTCATCACTACGGAAATATAAAAATCAAATAATAGACATAACAAGAGAACTATTAAGCCAGCCGGACAAACAAATAACGACGGATGTAAATGAGATATTTGAAGGTTATACGAAAACATTAATCAGATATTTTAAGATGAAAGAATTAGAGAACAAAGAAACATACGATAATTCGGATGAAGATGTATTATTTGGAAACATGGATGAATCAGATGAGGATGATGAGAATGAGAATATAGAAAAAACAAATCAATCAAGTAATATATTGTCTTTGTGGGGCGGTAACCAAGTATTTAAAAAGAAATAAAGAACTGAATTTACTAAATATATTCGATAAAAAAGATATAGCGGAAAAAGATAGTTTGTTATAGTATATTAGAGTATTATGACAACCAAGAAACAGATGGGAGGTAAACAAAATAAAACGAGAAGAAATAGATTAAGTGTGAATTCTCCTTTGAATTGTAATCCAACTATAGATGGAAATAGCGTGGTTCGTGGTAGTTGTTTTCCAAATAAAGTGTTAACTCTTTTAAAACAATCATATAACGAGAGTAATCCAGATAACCAAATAACAAGTGAGAAACCAAGATTAATTTGGAAAGATTTAAAGACGAGATTGAGAACTTGTACGAATGAAGAATGCTGGTTAAATGTGATAAAGGATGATGATTTACGTGAAAAGATAGATAAATATCTTTTTATACCTAGACCATTACAACCGAATGAATGGAGTTCAGACCCGAATACATGGTTAAGCAATATAGATATAGATGAAGTATTAGGAGAATACGAAAAATCTTATCCGTCGTTTAAAGCAATAAAGACCGCGACAATAGATTTCGATGATATATGTTATGTCGAAGATTTATGTAAACTAAAAAGCAAGGAACAATTAGAAGACCTTTTGAAGATGGGTAAACGTAAAATAGGGGTTGTGTTTAATTTAGACAAAATGGAAGAGAGTGGTTCTCATTGGGTATCGTTATTTATTGATTTACAGGACAATTTCATCTTCTATTTTGACAGTAATGGTGATAAAATACCTAAAGAAATCAAAGCTTTTGTGGAACGCATAAAAACATTTGCCAAACAATTAGAGAACCCTATTGATTTACAAGAATATAACAATTATAAGGTCCAACATCAGTATGAAAATACGGAATGTGGAATGTACTCATTGTTTTTTATAATCACAATGTTGACTGGTAAAATAAACAATATTCCGATAAACTCCTGTAAAGACAAGATACAATTATTTAGAGAACCAAGAATACCAGATAACTATGTTAGTAAGTTCCGTAAAATATACTTCAAAGTATAACAAAAAATATCCATATAGTATAAAATAAGATGAGTGACAAATCAACTGAAAATAATAATGATGTCATAATAACCACCAAAATATATCCAACCAATTATAGAAATCGCAAGGGATTCCGAGTGGGTAATATGAAAATAAAATTCGATACAAAAAATACACCTTTTACAAGTGCGGACCAGATAGACCAATATTTGGGTGAACTATTCTCTTATATCAAATGGGCGACTACAAAGAAAGACCCGAAGGATGAAACACTTGAAGATAGAAAGAAAAGCATTTACGATTTTTTGAAAGCAAAGAAGATAGAACATGTATTTACACCAAAATTTATAGTAGACGAAAATAAGGGCGGGAAAGCGAAATCTAGTCGTAAGGGTTCGCGTAAATCAAAGCGTAAAACGAATAAAAAAAAGAGTAAGGTTTACAAAGGTGGTAACAATGATGCTGAAATAAAAAAATATATTATGGATTCCATAAAGATGGAACTTCCCAACCAGCTAGACGAGATGTTACGAATGTATCCAGAATATGCGGATAAGCCATTGACATCTACAGGTAAAGTACCCATACAATTAGCGTATGAGATTACAGATGAGGGCAGTAGAAATGAAATTGTAAATATTATTGAATCTTATCGAAATATTAAAAAGGAATAAATATAGATAAAGACAAAATTTATAATGTTAGTAATAACATTATAAAATCATGGCCCTTTTCGTTCATCCAGAAAATCAGAAAATTCTATGGAATATTATTAATGGGAATCCATTTATAATTCGTTATTTTGATTCAAAACCACCTCATATTAAGGAGACATGGTTTAAACAATCGATAGAAGAGTTTTATAAAAAAATTCAAGGTAGAAAAATAGACCCAGCTGAGTTAAATAATTTAAACAAAGAATTACTTACGAGTATGATTCAAGACGTTCATTTGAATAATCCCGATTTTTCCGCCCATAATTCATCTAATATAGAAAGTAATTCAAATAACCCTCAAAATCAACAATGGAATCAATCACAACCATACCAATATCAACAAAATAATTCATATGACACAGTGAATAATATTAATACACCGCCACTTACGAATGAAAGCAAAGAAGATATTTACAATAAGCAATTTCAAATACGTCAACAAGAATATGACAATATGTTCCAACGTAAAGTTCCTGCTGAAATAAATTTTCGCGATACAACAGTGGATGAAAATAAAGATATAAATGAGTTATTAGAAAGAGAAAAACGCGAACGAGAAGAATTAATGAAACCAGTTCAACAGAACAATAAAATTAATATACAAGGTGATAATAATATAACAATAGAAGCAGTAGAAATACCAGAACCAAAGGATAAGAAGTCGGTTTCATGGAGTAATGATAATAAAATGGGTAATATGCAAGAATTATTCGAAGTTCAAAAGTCTGAGATGTATTCTATGCGTTTACACATAATTGAATTAACAAAACAATTAGACGAAACAAACAAACGTTTATCAGGTTTAGAATTGCGATTACAACAAACGAACAACCAAATAACGGAAAAACAACCCTATGTTACATCTAAATTTGCGACATTAGATGAAAATAAGACACCTAATACAAGTAGCCATAATACTGATACATACGAAGTTTTAGTAGAAACAGTTGAAAGTGACAATGAGTCTTCAAAATAAAATATATATATTTTGTATATATAATCACAATGACTGTTGGTTCTAGAGCTCAAGTATTTCACGGAAATGCCGACGAAACGGCAGGAGGTTTAGAGAAGAAGGATTTAATGAAGAACAAGCACGGACGTATTGTGTCTGTTCGCAAGCACAAGACTGCCAAGAAGGAGAAGCGTCTGGAGAAGGCAGGTTACTTCACCAAGAAGGGAGAGTTCGGTGCTTTCAAGAAGATGGCAAAGACTCGCAAGAACAAATCTCGCAAGCAAAAAAAGTAAATATTTAGTATCATTTCAAATGGTATAAAGTTAACTTGAATAATATTATTACATAATGGAATTATTTAATAATACGCTTTTTATTAATTTGAAACAACGTACGGACAGATTAGAACATGTAACAAACGAATTTAATAAAATGAAAATAAAAGCCGAACGGGTAGATGCTGTATATGATAAGATAGGAGCAGTAGGATGTACGATGAGTCATATTAAGTGTTTAGAAATAGCAAAGCAAAGAAATTACGAATATGTTTTTATTTGTGAAGATGATATTGACTTTAAAAATCCCGAGTTATTAATGACAAATTTACAAAAGTTTTATGACAATAAAAAGTTAAATTGGGATATGTTGATTATTGGTGGTAATAATGCACCTCCTTATCAACAAGTAGAAGATTATTGTGCTCGTGTATTTTATTGTCGTACTACAACAGGGTATATCGTAAAGAAACACATGTATGATGTTCTGCTTGAAAACTTTAAAGAAGGAGTATCGAATTTGAAAAAGGATTATACGATAGATGGAATAAAAAAATATGCGGTTGATATGTATTGGCAGCGATTACAATATCATTATTTTTGGTATATGATTACTCCTCCAACAGTGAGTCAGTATATGAGTTATAGTGATATTGAAAATAGAACAGTAGATTATGACCCATTATTGTTGGATATGGATAAAAAATGGTATACTCCTCGAATCTAATATTTCAGACGCAAGAAGTTCGATAAAACAGATTTATTTTTTTCTTCATACCGCATATTTTGTAGGTTAGAAGAATATTCCTTTTTCATCATTTTTTCGCGATATAGTTGTTCTTGTTGTGCTAATAATTGTTCTGCTTCTGGTTTACTAAGTGGGGTTGTTGATTGATTACTACGTTCACGCATAAAATGGTCGACTGAAGAATATTTGGTTACTTTATCGTAGTCGCGTTCACTTACAGAAAAAACAGTTTCATCTTTATGGACTTTTCGTAAATCATCAAATTTTAATTTACTAAAAGGGTCACTAGATACATATGATTCATCATCATCATCATCATGGTAACTTGAATTAGATGATTTGTTTGCTATAATGTTCTCAACGCCTCTATATTTAACCATACCAGATTGTTTGTCTTTTATATTGTTAAAAATTTGGCCCATGTTACTTGAATTGACTTGTACGTCGGAGGAATATATAGAATCCTGGTTACGAAACCATTCATTTTTACTGTCGTCTACTTTTTTCATCATATTTTTTTCAAATAAATCATTAAATCTGTTATTAAAATCGTGTTTTGACATGTCATTAATTACAGATGAAATTTTTTTATTTGTCTGCGAATCATTGGTATTAAATAGATTATTAGTATGATAAACAGTGTTTTGTGGTGTTGCTACTTGAGACTGTTTGTTCTGGTTATCATAAAATCGAACAACTACATCAAATGCCTGTTTATAGAAAAGAAAGTATTTGGAATCTAATTTTGATTTATCAGGATGAGTCTTCAGAACTATTTTTTTGGCACGTTTCAAATCATTTAAGGTGATATTATATGTTAAATCAAATAATCCGAGTAATTCATCTAATGAATACATATGAATGTTTAGATTATGTTCTTGTAAACTCATTTGTGTAATATAATATATTGTAAACACAAAATTCTTTTACAGAAAAAACGAAATCCGAAAAGGTATAAAAATATCGATATATATGTATATAGAATGCCTCTTCCTATCATTACAGAGATTAAGTCTCGTGACAATTTTCTAAATAGAATCAAGACAAACCCTGGATTATTTTTTATTAAGTTCGGAGCGGAATGGTGTGTTCCATGTAAACAAATAGAACAAGAAGTATTACAATACTTCAATAATATGCCAGACAACGTTCAGTGTGCGATTATTGACATTGACGATAATTTCGAGATTTATGCGTTTTTAAAGACAAAAAAAATGGTAAAGGGTATACCTACTATATTATGTTATCGCAAAGAAAATGATAGTTATATTCCGGATGAATCATTTTCAGGTGCGGATAAGGATGGATTAAAAGAATTTATTGACAACTGTCTATCACAATTAGACTAACTTTTTGATTCAATATTATCAAATACATTGATTTGATAATATCTAAGCTTATTTACGATTACGAGTCTTGTTAGTTTTGCCTTTATGCTTTTTTAATCTAGTTTTATTTCTATTTCCACCTTTTGGAATCTCTATTCTGGGTTCTTCTATTGGTTTGGGAGTAACGGTTGGTGGTTGTTCTACCGGTTCAGCAATAGCCATTGGAGGTTGTTCGATTGGCTCAGATGTCTGAATTTCAATTGGTTTAGATTCTTCTGATGTATTTAAATAACTCGTAACACTATTTTGATTTTCTACTTCCTGTTCCGGTTCCGGTTCCTGTTCCTGTTCCGGTTCCGGTTCATTTATTGTGGGTAACATATTAACTGCTGATTCATCTGAAGAGTTGGATGGTGTATCCATTACAGTTACATATGCTAACACTGTGGCTGTTATTGTAATATATGCGTAGTGTATCCAGGATATATAATTTTTATTCATTAAGTTATATATTTGTCAGATTTTAATCTCCTAAATACGAATATAATAAGAAGTTTATTGTTGTTCTTTTTCTAGCCTATCTCGTGCTCTAGCAAATTTATCCGTCCAGATTCTTTTAGAATTTGTAGAAACGGATGCTTTCATATGTCTTTCAAATTGTTCTGGGCTATCATAAAACAATACATATGATTGTGTACCAATATATCCACTTGCCTCATGAACCTTAAAGAATAGGTCTTCCTTCCATGAACCAACACGACAGTCTTGTTGTTTATAACCGGTAATCGCATCACGAATAAACGTCCCGGGCATGATAGATGTTGAATATACTTCAGTCTTAATCTTAACATCCCCTTCACGACGTGTGATTTTATGATAATCAGGGTCGGATGATTTGATATTATCATACATGTCACTGTAACGACTTTTCTTATGACGATGTTTATGTTGTAGTAGTTGGTCGTTTAATGATTCATTGGCCGTGGTATCAGTAATCACTGAAAAATGGTCGCCATCATCCGCACGCATATAATTACGTTCAGACTCATTCAACGAACGAATTGAGTTCTCACCTGAGACAGACATTTAGAAGATACTAAATCGAGTAAAAATAACTGATACGTTATACAGATTATAACGAACATATCTTTATGTTATTTTTTTAGTATAATTAGTCTATTTAATCTAGTATTACTGTATATAGATGATATCCACACAACATAAAATAGAAACATTAATAAATGAAAAATTTATGCAGAAGATACAACCAACAACTATCACATATGAAATACAAAAACCGGATATATATGACAATGACACTGATAAATATAACGTAGATGATAAGCAACCGATTCAAAGCATATATACATATTTACATGATGACACCTTACATAAAGTAATAGAACCTACTCCTGATACAGAATATCACTATGTTTTATATAATTTCACGGATATTACAACCAAACCATATGTCAAATTTTTAATGTATAACTCAAATAATATAATGAAATTTCCGAATGAAAAGGCAATAATAGAGAACAACGACGAATCCGATACGGATAGCGAAACCAGTGATATTTTGCCCTATGAAGATGATACCAATGAATCATTGGACGAATTTGATGCATATTCAAATAATACAGAAAATATAGAAGATGAATATGTTAACGAACAATGTTCTCAATATCTAGAAAAAAATTTTGGAATAGAATATGTAAAATCGAATGACAACTATAAAGGTTTTGTAAAAGTAGAGGATAAATTATATATTTTTATTGATGTATCTGCGATTGAATTGAATTTTCCTGAAAATGAAGCGTTTTCCTGGATAATTATAGATGAAATTATAAATAAAAAGATGTCAAACAATGTACCTATATGTAATATTGTTATCAACATGTTCTCTACAAATAGTCTAATTAAAAACATATACGATGAGAACAACAACATAATAGAGTATCCTATCTGTGTATATTTATGTAAAAAGGATAATGAAGCAGATTATACTAATGTCGAATTAAAATCGTCTACCAATATGTCATTGATATCGGATAAAATAGAACATCCAATATTTGGTAATAATACAATGTTCTCAACAGAACGAATAAATATAGACGATAAATTGTTGGAAAGATATTGTCTATTTACATCAAATGCTATATATGTGTTACATAGTAATTTTACAAAACATGAGATTGGTTTAATAAACGATAAATCATGTATTCGTTTTTTACATAAAACAAATGAATATTGGTCTGTAAAGAATTCAAGTCTATATTTGTCTATCTAGTATATTATGATATGAAGCTATACTAGATATTTATTTGTTATAACTGACAAGGAAACGTTTCATACTTATTTCGTCAATTTGTTCTTTAAAATTAACACGAATGTCCTCTTCTAATGGTCTACGTGAGTAAACTTCCTCGTATCCATTAATATATTGGTTAATTTTTGTCACCTTTGTATTATATTCTTCTTCCTCTTCGCGTAATTTTTGTTCGGCTAACTCAATTTCTTGTTGTCTTAACAGTTCCTGTTGTTTTTGGTATTCAGCATTTTTGATTAATTCTTGTTCTCTTTCAGCAAGTAATTTCTGTTGTTCTAAAATAAAATTATCTCGTTCTCTAATAGCAATAACTCCAGGGTCATCTAATTCATCATCGTTTATAGAAAGAATATTTTCATACCATTTATTTCTAGTTTCTTCAGCACTTATTATATTATCACAAATATCAGGTTTCTTTAATTTATCAAATCCAGGTTTATTTTTGAATTTGGATTTAAATTCAATGACAATTTTATCATCAATACTAGGACTAGTCTCCATTAGTCTATCAAACTCTTGTCGAGACATTTTAATAAAGTGACCTGCCTTATCACGTTCTTCGGGTTTCTTCGCTAATTCAATACGTATATTTCGTGCGAATTTGTCCCATGCAATAGAGGATACACGATGAGCTTCATTTTTCTCAGATACTTTTAAATATTGTTGTACGGTTGTTAATATACCAACCAAAATATTAATGGTACCGATTATTGCAGGTGCGAAACCTTGAATATTCGGCGGTAATGTACTTTGTGCGAATGATGCAGTACCAGTTATAGTAGATAATATAATAGCTGGTATTGTAAACCATGCTTGCATACTAGATAATTTGTTATGACTTCTAAAGTTTAACCATTTATAACATTGTGCTATATCACACCATTCAACTAAAATTTTTTCATTATCCTGAGACCAAACCACCTTATCATCTCTAGTATCACCTACTGTTAATGAAACACTACGTTTATCATCATTTGATTCATTAATTAATTGTTGTTGTTTTTGTTGTATGTTTTCGCGTGTACTCATTTATATATACCTATATTTTGTATTACAATTGATGTAGTTAATTAGTAGAAGAGTTATTTTCTAAATCAGTACTTACAACAGTATCATTATCATGTGTTAATGTTATATTCATAACCGAAGATTCCGGTATATTATTTACGTTTTTGGATTCAAATTTTTCTGACGTTTTAGGTTCGACAGATATATCATTTGATAATGCGGTTTCTTTCTTAATCGTTTGACTATTTTCATCATTTGTGGGAACTTCTTCAGATTTACTTTCCGTTTCAAACTTATGAAATGGTTCAGTATATTCGACATCATCTACCGAATATACATGATTTCCATTCATATTTTCTTCAATCTCTTCATTAAAAATATTCATTCGATTTAATAATTTTTTCAAATGTTTTGTTTGTGATATATGAAAGAATGACAGGTAATTAACAAATAATATAATTTGGTGATGTAATACTGTATTTTCATGTTCTAATGTGTTTAATAAATTTGATATTGAGAACCCAATTCGAGTTTTTTTATTATAATTTAAAATGTTTTCACGTTTAGATTCATAACAACGATATAAATAATTAATATACTTCATAATATCAATATGAATATTTTTAATGTCCTCAATATTATATTCTTGAAACGGTTCTAAATCTTTATAAAGAGGAAATGTTCGAAACTCCAATGATTCATCTAGTAAATCTTCTGTATTATCTTTGATATAAGTGATAATTAATGTATATAGTTTATAATAATCACAATACATTCTGTTATTCAATAATATACGCATTTTATCAATACTTTCAGATTCAACTGAAAACAGTTTATACTGGAAAAAAAATGAATCCAAACTAAATAGTAGAGCCTTTTTTGTAGTATTTTTAGATAGTTCTCCATATACAGTTTTTAAATGATTGATTTGGGTGGTAATTACACTCTTAACATTGCTTATATCATTTCGTAGTAGTAGAATATTATTGAATGTAAGTTTTAATTTTTCTAGATTATGCGATAAATCAACAGCCATATATACTTTGACAACAAAAAAAAGTGACTAATTAGTATCTTACAGACTAAAATATAATATTTTTGGAGAGTATTATAGGTCGATGATGATATCAGTTAATATTAACGGAGTATTCCACATATCATATGGTGGTTGAATGTTCTCGTTTGTTACTTTTGGCGGTGGTTCTGTATTATCACCTAAGGTAATGTACCTGTAAAATGGTACATTTTTATATTCTATTGCGTTCATTCGTTCAGACCTTTCAACCTTAAGTTTAATTTCCCAATATTGCGCGGCTTCTTCGTCGTATAATAATCGTATCATCCCATGTTTATGAATACTATTTTTAAAGTTCAGACTACGAGTGGTTGAATATAACTCAATCGTAATAAAAGCATAATGATATTTATGTTTATTTTCATTTATTTTACTTACCATGTCAATATACGTAACTTTACCGATATCCATGCGTTTAAAAGCGTCTTTGATTTCAGTTTTAGTCACTGAACCAAGAATACGTGGAATATAAATTTGAATAGAAGACATATTGAATGTGTTGTTATAGTTACAATACTAATAGAACAATATAGTATTTCAATTTTACAGATTTACGTTATATTATCTAAAAATTGAAATATTTAACAATATTATAGTAACGTCAATTGATGTCACATAGTAGTAATAAACAAATCCTTTGCAAAAATTTAGAAAAAATCTGTGTAGAAAAACCAAAATTAAGGAGGAGTGATTCACCTATCAAATACGCATTAGAAGCAGTTCAAAACAATTACTTTATACATAATAACATAATTATTCCAAAAACAAATCAAACAAATGTGTATCAAATGTTTGAACTGTATTCTGGCAAATAAGATAATTAGAACCAAAACGAGTTAAACAAAATAAACATATAATATTATTAATGGCAGATACAATAGACGTACCTAACAATTTTGTTACTATTATTAGCGATTTTGCGAATGATTTGAAGACGACATTTCCGGAATATGCAGATTTATTGTCTGATATTTCAAGTACGATGAGCGAAACATCGAGAAACGAATTATATAAATACTGCATGACCGTATATCCCGAGCGTTTTTTTGATATTCTATATCAGAACACTGATATTTTTACAGAAACAAGTGAGGTTAATGTAAAATTTCTTCCAAACGTCGACTTTAAAATGCTTTATAATTCAGAAGGTGTAACCGAAAACATTCGTAAGACTATATGGAAATACTTGCAGGTGGTTATGTTTACTGTAGTTGGCGGAGTAACTGATAAAAATACATTTGGTGAATCTATGAATATGTTTGATGGAATTGATGAATCAGAATTACAATCAAAGATAGGTGAAACAATGTCCGGACTGATGGATTTCTTTAAAAATATGGATTCCAATGAGAACGCCGAATCGACATCAGATACAAATACAGATTCAGATAGAGATTCTACCAGAACATTTGATATGCCGAATATGGAAAATATGCAAGACCATTTACATACATTATTTAATGGTAAGATCGGTTCTTTAGCGAAAGAAATGGCTGAAGAAATAGCTGGCGATTTCACAGATTTGTTGGGAGGAGATATTGAAAATGCTAATCCCCAAGACGTAATAAAAAAACTAATGAAAAATCCTACAAAAGTAATGGGATTAATGAAGTCAGTGACAAATAAATTAGATGCTAAAATGAAAAATGGTGATATTTCGCGTGAAGAAATAATGAAGGAAGCAGGAGAACTTCTCGGAAAAATGAAAGATTCAGCAGGTGGTGCCGAAATGTCTGAGATGTTTGCTAAAATGGCTCAAACGATGGGTGGTATGGGTAAAAAGATGAGAATGGATACAAACGCAATTGACCGTATGATGAGAACAACAAAACTGAAAGAAGGAATGAATAAGCGAAATGTCGCAAATAAAGAGGCAATGATACAGAAAGCAAAACAAGCAGCAGAGTTAGTCCGTCAAAGAACAGAAGAACAAGAACGTTTGATTGCGAAATATTCTTTAGAACAAAAAGAAGGAGGAAAAATGGTATTTAAACTAGATGGTGAAAGTTCTCAAGAAAGAAGTTTTATTCATCCAGATTTGTTAAAGGAAATGGAGGAAGAAGATGCGATGAAGAAAGTATCCGCAGTTAAACCCAAGAAAAAGAAGAAAGTAAAGAAGTAATTTTTATACATATTTTTTTATCTATACATAATTTAATTTAATGGGACTTTTTAAGTATATTGATTTAAAGGTGTTTATAGCAAGTTTAGCATTTGGTTTGTTTGCGGTATATATAACAATGCCGGATACACGTAAAATATATGTATATCCTACTCCAGAAAACGTGGATATATTACAATATAAAGATAAAACCGATACTTGTTTCAAGTATAAACAAAACGAAGTAGAATGTCCGAAGGATAGTTCTGAAATAACGAAGGTGCCAATTCAATCGTAATATATTTTTCATATCAATGCGTATGTAAAATATACAAAAAATATAAGTTTACTATAATGACGGTAACAAGTGAATCAGAAGAATTACATAATCATACAATTAACAAAACATCCGAATTATCTAAAAACATTGAAGATTCATGGACTATGAGTATTGAACGTGTATTAGATAAGTTACGCATAAATTGTTGTCAATTGAGCAATTTCCATAAATACAAATATCAACATTGTAAAGGTAAGATAAAGTGGTATCGACTCCCAATTATAACAATAAGTTCGATTACGACATTTGCCTCAGTTGGTTTACAAGAATACATTAGACAAGAAACTATATCTGTAATAACGAGTGTACTTTCATTAGTAGTGGGTATTATAAGTGGTATAGAGATGTTTATGAAATATCAAGATAAAATGGAAACAGAACTAATAACACATAAGGAATATTACAAATTAAGCGTTGAGATATACAAAATGATTTCAATAGATAGAGCATACAGGAAAGTATCAGGTAAGGATTTTTTAGAAGAGAAATTTAATGAATATCAGAAAATAAAAAGTCATAGCAGACCCGAAGAACCATCTGATTTAGTATATGATATTCTAGCTGATCTAGATGAATTATTTTTGTATAAACGCCATAGTAAAAATAATAATATAGGTTGGACGAATAAAAACGAAATAGCACCACCCTTATACCAAAAAGAAAGTACATCACTGGGTGTATCATATGATCGTATTAGAAACCCCGAAAAATACTATTTACGAGAACAAAGTAAAAAACTAGAAAACAAAACAAGAATAACTCAGAAGTATATCGATCAACGTTGGAAAGAAAAAAAAGAGAGTTTACGTGATAATCCTCGTACAAATTCAGAACAAACTACATCTAAACAAAATAATCAGACCAATAGTAACCATGAAATTCCTCAAGAGAATGACACCGAATCAAAAGGTATCGTACAGCGGGTTACCGGATATTTTTCACCAAAGAAGAAAAAATATATAGACACGGATACAGAAAGTGATTCCGAAGAACATGATAAAGAGTCATCAGAATACAATAAAGCAGACTTAAGTATACCGTTCGAACAGATAGAAACATATGATAACACGGATAACAAAGTGTAAATTTTGAAAATATATTTTTTATTACTATACTCTATATTGTGGACTATGAATTTACAACGTTTATTACATACAGAGTTAGGTAAATATTTTATTTCAATATTATTAGGTTTAGGTTTAGCAACATTATTTAGAAGAGCATGTACGGATAAAAATTGTTTACGATTTAATGGTCCAATTCTAGATGAAGTAGAAGGTAAAATTTTCAAACATGACGAAAAATGTTATAAATATACAACTACAACATCCAAATGTGACAAAACTAAACGTATTATTAATATTTCTGACCCAAAACCTGAAAATGAGTAAATATATTTAGTGGCATTCGTCAAACTATACAATCTTAGTTATATGATATTGTATAGTATAATGGAAAGTACAACTACCCGGATTTCTGATTTGCCGAATATGATGAACGGTCAACAACAGATGTCATCGCAAAAAATGAATATGCAACCTACAAAACCATCTGAATTGTCTAATAATTATGTACCTATTAACGTTCATCCAAACCCATATGGCGTATCAGATAAAAATCCTATTATGAATCATCCAGAACAATCTACAAATCCTCAATTTGATTTTGAAAATAATAATGCTACCCGTCAAGTTCCTCAGTATTTATCTGAAGAACAACGCGAAATGATAATGCCTTCAGAACACCAAAGATTACCATCTAGACATATACAACAAGATACTACAATGTATTCTCAAGACGAACAAGTTCAACCAAACTATATACCAAATGAAAAAGTTAAACGAGATTATGTTCGAGAACACGAGGAATTTACTGATAAACACATTCAACAACATGAAAAAGAGAAGAAACGAGACCAACAAATAGATGATATTTTGAGCGATATACAAGTGCCTATTTTTATAACTATATTATATTTTATATTTCAACTTCCCATTGTAAATGCATATATATTCAAACGATTTTCGTTTTTATCCATTTACAATGATGATGGTAATTTTAACTTTTATGGATTAGTGTTTAAAAGTTGGCTATTTGGTAGCATATACTACATGGTTACTAAATTCACCAATTTCTTAATCAA